CCAGCGATAGTACCAAATCCACTCATTGCCGCAGCCATGTTTGGATTAGCTGCCGCAAAGCCAGCTTCTGTTTTTGCAAGTCGGTCTAGTTGCTCTGCTGTGGGATTGTTGGCGTGTCTTGCGTCAACATTTTTATCTATCTCTCTCGCTCTAGCTGCTGGGGTCATGGTCGCTAGTTCAGCAATGTCAAACCCATAGTCTCTAGCTACGGCCCTTTCATGTGGTGTTAAAGCAGCGTAATTCATAGGTGCTTCAACCGCCGCCATGTTTGCCATTGCATTCATGGTAGCCACCTCTTGCGGCGTTGCGCCAAGATCAGCATCGGCGGGGCCATCACCAGGGTCAGCGGTTCCACTAGTATCAGCGGCATCTTGTGGATCAGGTGCGTTTGGATCACCTTCCTCACCAGGATTATCACCTTGGAAAGCAGGAAGCCCTGTTGTCTCGTTCATCTGACCTTGCGGCAGTATGCCCATCTCCTGCGCCATGCCGATTGTGTCCGGTGACATATGCGCCATCATGGTATCGCCGCCTTCACCAGCGCCAGATAACATACCGCCCATCACAGTGCTTTGTATGTCCTGCTTGATTGCGCCTAATTGTTCTGGAGATAGTCTACCTTTAAATACAATGGACATACGCTCCATTGCTTTGTTCATATCTCCGCTTGATTTACTGTGTCCGTCGAGTGAAGTAATACCGTGCATTACAGATGTCTACCGCCAAGAGTTCGTTGTAGTGTGAATGAAGGAGGTTGTTTCACATGAAACGTATTCCATCCATCGCCATCGTAGCCTTCAAAAAGGCCTTTTGATTCATTGAAAATTATTGCGCCGACGTCTACGTTTGGCAGTAGGTCGCGTTCATTTGAAGTATACTCTTTTACAGTCTTCCCGTCTAGGATTCTGATCCTTCTTCCTTGCTCGTCACTGTCGTTTTGCGCCACTTCTGTGAAGCGTCTTGCCCAACCGAATATATCCTGCGTTGCGGCATCTGGAAAACGGCTCATCGGAAACCTCCTGCTGTTACATCCATACGGAGATCACCCAAGCGCCAGTCATCGCCAACACCATCGGTTGATATCTGCAAAGACATCTGCCGTGCTTGCACTCGGTAATCCAACTTGCTTGTATTTGCTGTGACCTGCCGCGCAGTCTCAGTTGTTTCTGAAGCATTGGGATAACGCTTGTGCTTGACTGTAAAGTTTACGGATGCCCCGTCACCCAGCACCAGATCAGGAACTATGCGCCGCAGTTCCATCACGCGGTCACCATCGTCAATGTCCATAGGCCCAGAGGTAATGCTGCTCTCAAATGCAGCACCATCACTATCAACACCATTTTCATGTGAGAACACAACACCACTGCTATTAATCATCTGTGGTGTATCGAACACCCCGCGATCATTGCCGCAGGTTCTATCGAAGGTTCCAATACTCCAGGTGTTTTCAAGATAGTTGTAAATCACATAACGATCACATTCGTCGCTATCGTGAGGATAGAGCCACCATATTTCTGAGAAGGCACTGTTTGCAAAAGAATAAACCTTTTCCATTTGCGCAGTTGTCATGTTGTCAAAGATATGATCTTGAACTGTGCATGGCAGCACTTGTGGCTCACCACCGTTATAGACATAGAACTGTCGATTGTTGCTCATCCAGTAACAACGACTGTCCACAACCGCAAAACCATTCGGGCCGATTAGGCCGCATGATGTACCAGCGAGTTGGAAGTCATAGACGAAATCGATATCGCCGATATTTCTTGCAGTGTACAAGGCGCTGTCAGTGAAGATGAGGTTGAGTAAACGAGTGCTTGTACCAGCAATTAATCTGTTACCCTCAGACAGAATAACGTCACCGGCAAGATTGGTTGCAGTAGTTATGTATGTTTCTGCATCTTCCTGATCGGAGAACATCACCCGCATCGGATTGAAGTCACTCGTCACTCCAGCGGCATTCATATTTGTGCCAAGTAGAAACACATGACGGTTTGGATCAACAAACATAAAACCTATTTCAGATGGCGCTATCACTTCACTGTTTGCATTCTGATAGATCTGCTCTGCTCTAGCCGTTACATCCAGAGGCCATCTCCACAACCCTTGAGATCGTGGATTAAAGAGAAGATCCTCACCAAATTGTGCAGATGAAACGGTACGCAGTAAAAGTCCAGTTGCGTTTCTCGCCGTTGACCATGTGCTGGTGTTCCATGTGCCAGTAGACCAGCCAAGACCGGCAACCCCATCAGCGCGGCCTGTGGTTGCTTCGTAACTAAAAGTCACTGACGATCCACCACCAGCGGCAACTGTACTCGTTGCAGCAGAAGAGGCGGTTATGACATAAGTGTTTGCATTGGTTACGGATGTTACTTGAAAGGTTGTATCCAGATCCAGACTGCCCACCGTATCGCCGTTTGCAAATGTCACAAAGTCGTTTGCAATTAGACCATGAGAAGTATGCGTTACAGTAACAGCAGCACTTTCGTTTGTAGTAGCAAATGGATTAGCACCTAGAGTGCCGCTGCTTCGGATAGGTGTTATGTTGTAGGCAGCACCGCCTGTCCAGACATAATGTCTAAGATTTGTATGAATAGCCAGAAACTTAATGGAAGCATTACTACGCCAGCTAAACATACCACGAGGCGTTCCATCCAATGTTGTTGAACTTATGGTTGTGAAGCCACCAATCTTTTCAGCGCGACCATTTTTGAAACGTACATGATCCCCGTCTATCCAAGTGCCTTCTTGGCTATACTCGGTGTCGGTTTTGTTAATGCCAGATCGAAAAGGGACTCTCTTCAACATTTTTTATGTCCTGTATGTGCGTGTTTTCTTTGCAATTCTCTTAGGCTGCTTGCTGTGCTGCTTTCCCTTTTTTGTATCTTCCCTCTTTTTGCGTGTAGTCGCTGCATACTCTTTGGAACTCAACGCCTTTCGTGCTTTCTTTGGCAAATAACGCTCACCAGTGTCGGCTGACTTCTTACCAGACTTCGTTCCCCAGTCTTCTTTCGTCCAGTTCTTGAGTGAACGCTGTGACTTCTTGAGAGCCATTAAGGTTTCTTTCTGGTCTTCTGAAGTTTCTTTAAATCAGCGCCAGTAATTTTATCGCGGGGCGCAGCAACTCTTGCTAACTTCTTTTGTTTCGCGCTGTATTTACTTTTTGGCATTTTATTTCCTACGTTTTTTCTTTTGGTTTGCTAATACTTTAGAAAGAGTTTTTGCTTGTTTGGCATGACTCTTTGATGCCTTTTTCAAGCCGCCAATAACCTTCTTTATCGGTCTTGTACTGTCTGCCATTATCGGTATCCTCCACCAGCAGCTTTATATTCTCGCGCAAGCATTTGAGCCTTGCGACCTGACCATTGTCCTGCTTTGCCGCCCTTTGTTCCTGCCTTAATTTTGTTAAACAGGCGCTTCCGCATCGCTGGCTTGGTGTAGTTGCCAGCTTCGTTAACGCGGCTTTTGGTTTTCTTCTTTGCTGTTTTCTTTTCTGCCATAATTAATACTCAATACTTATGGTGTGAAAGACCATGCCATCAGACAACGCTTGCGAGTAACCGGCATACAGTATTGCACCGTTCTCCAACTCGAAAGGTTCGCTTTCTGAAACCGGTCTTGCGTTGTCGTTATTCCAACAAAACTCAACCGGAATAGGTGCAGAGGTAGCGGATACCGTATTTGCCGCAATGGTCTTGGTAAGCGCTAACCGCTTCGTGCTGCCGCTGTCTGTGCTTACCCATAGATACAGAACACCCGCTGTACTCGTTGCCCTGGGTACTGCCCATATCTTTGTAACGCGATTACCTTCGCCGCCAGCAGTTAACAATGTTACCATATTGGTTGGCGTATCATCGTTAAGGCTGCCGGTTGCGGCTGTTGCTACCGCATAGTCGTATTTAATAGTTTGCGGATAAGCAGCAGAAGTAGTTTTAGCCATTCTTCACCTACAAGGTAGCGTTACATGCGTCTAGCGCATCCCAAACGACTTTTGCATGAGCAGCATTGTCAAATGCCTTTGTGTTGTCTGGATCATCTTCAGTTGGATCTGGGTCTGTCCAATCGCCACTTACCGAAGCGAGGTATGTTTGTAGATCGTTTTTTGAAGCGATCTCCTCAAAGTCACCCGACCCACCATCCTTGACAATACCGACCATAACGTTGTCTCTGGGGGATGCGGTGCTGCTATCAACCACAACATACACACCGTGCATACCCATTGGATCGTGTCCGAAGTGAAGGAAATCTGGAATAGTTCCGTCAGCATTTAATCGATATTTACATACTTTATAAGCCATGACATCTCCTATTGAGCGGCTAATTGTGGGGTATTTGTGAGCGATGTCGGATCGTAAACATCGAAGCCTCGGCTATTGGCAAACTCAGCGGGGCAGGAGGCCCACTTGTCAGCACATGCTTCTAGCCATTCCATAGTATTTGCGTGTGTTGGCGCTTTGCCTTCGCTGATAATTTTGTTTTCCCATTGCAGGTAAGCAAATACTTCAGCTTGGGCTTGGGCTGCGTTAATCCCAAGATCAAACAAGTATATCATATTACCTTCGTCAATAGTACCGCCGCGAGGTCTGGCGCTGTTCAACGCTTGCTTCATACAAGTCATAATATGATATCGCGCTTCTTCTAATTCGTAGTCCTCTTCGGTTAATTCTTCTTTACCGATATGCTTCATAAGATTGTCGTATTGATTGGTAAAAAAGTTCATCTTTCTTATAGCGCCCTGGACGCTGTTCTTTGTGCCTTCTAGGTGACCTTGTATTTCGAGTATCTCTATCTCTAGTAACTCTTGGTCTAAGTCATCCTCACACAACTCTAGGTCACGTTCCTTCTTCTTGAGTTCGTTTTCTTTTTTCTTCATGCCAATATAGGCTTCTTGCAACGCACCTCTGGTACGATCTATTTCTGCAAGCGTATGCTTCACAGATCTAATTGGTGTGATTGCAGTAACATCAAGAGTAACGCCCATAAACTGCGAATGCGACTTGTGAAAGTTAGAAGTAGCCTGGGCAACTGCTGTCGATTTGTTTGCGATGTTTGTGAGCATCGAATGATACTCAGGCTTTACATCGGGAAGGTTAGATTTTAGTTGCTGCACAACTAAACTAGTATTTGTCATAAAAGGACTCTCAATGCTTCAGCGGTTATACGCTGAGTTTGTTAGCCCCCTTTTTATTTAAAAGAATATACCTCAGTTAAAAATATTAAGCTATACCACCATGAGAGTTAGATGCTGAAAAACTATTATAATTTACTGAAGCAAGATCTCCCCAATCAGTAGGATTACCAGTAGAAGCTATAGTAAATTTATCTAATCTATTTGTACTAACAGAATCCCCACTTGCATGATGTAATGCTAATGTTTTATTAGATACTGCTGTAGCAAAACGTGTAGCAGTAGACAGATCTCCAAAGTCTTGTGCATTACCAGTAGAAGCTATGGTTACATAATCAACTACATTTTGATCGCCATTAGAAGATACTGTACCACCAGCAAACAATGCTCTAGTATTAGATGATGATCCTACACCTGCTCTCCTAGTTACAGATGTATCACCAAAATCTGTTGCATTACCAGTACTTGCAATAGTAATATAGTCAACAGTATTTACATTAGCATTTGATGCGTTATAACCATTAGCAAATAAAGCTCTTGTTGTCCCTGCTATAGCAAGAGTTTCAGTTCTTGCTATGGTTAAGTCTCCAAAGTCTGTACTGTTACCCACACTGGCAATAGTGATATACTCTATTGCATTACTTTTTGATGCTGCTGTTGTTGTACCCCCACCTAAAATACCTCTTGTTTCATTACTTGTAGTACCCCCATTATAATTTTCATTATCAATAGAATTTCCAAAGGTACTAGCTACACCTTTTGTGCTAAAGGTTACAAACTCATGGTTGGAGCTTTCGTACCCACCCATAAATACACCTCTAGTAGTATTAGCAGCACCACCATACTGTGCGTGTTTTTTAATACTAAGATCACCAAACATTGCTCCTTCACCATCTGTTGTTATATTTACATAAGTGATTGCAGATCTACTATTACCAGCATTTAAACCACCAGCAAATAAACCAATAGCAGCAGGTAAAGATGCAAATGCAGTAGACCTATCTATACCACCATGACCATTTGATTTACCATCTGCATAACCATATACTGTTATCCCAACTAAATCACCAAAATCTTGAGCGTTGCCAGTACTGGCTATAGTAATGTAATCCATAGTAACATCACTATTATCCATCCCACTAAAAACACCCCTAGTTTGATTTGATAGTCCTGAAGCAAGAGGATATCTAGTTGTAGTAAGATCACCAAAATCAGTTACGTTACTAGTACTAGCAATAGTAACATATTCAATAGAATTTACATTAGCTGAACCCGCTTTAAATCCCCCTCCGAATACAGCCCTAGTTGTACTTTCTACACCTCCTGTTGCTGCTTTTGCCTCACTAAGATTACCGAAATCTACAGAGTTACCTGTTGAAGCCATAGTTACATATTCAATCGTATCTTGATAAGCCTGACTACTATTTTGTCCACCTACAAATAAACCTCTAGTTGAACTTTGTGCTGATCTTAAATACGCTCTAGGTGTAGTCATGTCTCCAAAATCGGTTGCATTACCTGCACTAGCGATAGTAATGTAATCTATTACATTTCCAGCTAAAACCAAACCAGACTGTCTTGCAGTAGCATTTACCATTCTAGTTCCATTAGCAGTTGCAGTGCCTATTATACTTGTAGTAGTAAGATCACCAAAATCTGTAAGCCCACCTGAACTGTGATAATTAAAGTAATCTATAATATTAGAATATGTTTCTGAATTATCTGCTTCTGGCCCACCTATTATGATGCCTCTTACATCATTACCATTTATTGCAGCCTGATTTTTACCAGTAGGAGTACCCATTTTAAGATTACCAAACATGGTACTATTACCTGTAGTATTAATATCAATTATATGAGATGCACTAACAGCTAACATTACACCAATATTACCTGCTGATGCTAGAGAAGTAATACTGTATGCTGGTTGTACTGCTGGTTCACTAGATGAACAAGCTCCTAATCCATCCCTCGCATCCGTTAAGTCTCCAAAGTCGGTGGCATTACCAGTTGTAGCTATAGTTACTGAATCTATTGTATTTGATACACTTCCTGTATTACCTCCTCCAAATATTCCTGTAGTTGAATTAGCACCCGCACTCAACATTCTTCGTGCAGAAGTAAGATCACCAAAATCTGTACTGTTTCCTGTACTTGCTATAGTAATAAACTCAATTACATTTACTTTTGCACTTGAAGAATTAACACCTCCAGCAAATAAACTAATAGTACTAGAAGATGCTCCTGCTACATTTGTTTTAGCAGCAGTCATGTCACCAAAGTCTGTTGCGTTTCCAGCACTAGCTATGGTTATATAT